CCCACTCACAAGTGTCGACCCGCCAGGCAGTGCCATCAGTGGATGGACGCCGCTCAGCCAAACCGGCTGCAACCGGTGAGGCAGGCCTCGAGGCCACCTTGACTTCAGGGGAGAAGAAGCGTAATGCGAACAAGAAGAGAAGAGATCGCAGAAGAAGAGCTAAGCAACAAGCAGGCGCTGCAAGCGCGCCACCACCCCCCCAGACCTGGAAGGTTACGGGAAGCCCCATAAACAAATCGTTGTTGATGGAGATTTGGAGGAACTGTGTGAGCGGCAAGCATCAGGCATCTACGGCCGATAAGTATACTTGCATGTTCTGTGGATTAGAGATGGATACGGAGTGCCCCCATCCCATCCACATGTTCTGGGCTGACGAAGTTGTTAGGGACGTTACGACCCCGCCGCAAAGCGTAATTGTGAGAAGCGTAGATTCGTACACTACCGATGACGAGGATGGCAAAGAAGACGTTGCTGAAATCTGGAGGATGCAGAGGGAGATGGATAATTATGATCCAAGCCTTGACACCGACCCACCTGAATCAGCAATAGATCCCGTCTACGATACCGTAGCTGCGGTAGGGCATGTGTGCCCCCCCCCGATGGGGGGAAATTCGCTGGTGGAGGAGCCCGCCAGCGTCCCCGGTACTGGGGATAGTGCAGTCGTACCTGCACCTGAGGAGATACACATTGTCGATGACACATGTGATAGCTCGGTTGCCACACAACCTGAGCCACTCAGACTCCGTAGAGCTGAGACATGGAATGAGGATGGGAAATGCTACACGTGTAGCTCGCACTTCACAGTGCTGCTTTGGAAACATCATTGCAGAGCCTGTGGAGAACCTGTCTGTGATCCTTGCAGTAAAAGGCGTATGATGGTCGGAGATGACTATGCACGAGTGTGCAACGCCTGCGCCAGCACGGGACACCGTGTCTCAGAAGCACCAGTTGACAAAGCGGTTCAGGACCTTGCATTGAGGCAACAGGTCCACTTAACAACGAAAACCGTTACGGACAAGGTGCTGTACGAATACATGCCTAATAAGGTGACGCTCACCCCACTAGCAGGAGAATTGCTGGAGGGGTATGCCAAATTGGTGAATGTCAATGCCGGTACCTGTGTGAATGCGAAGAGCATGGCACAATGGCAATGGCAGTTGAGCCAGTTCTGGAAGGAGCACAAACCTCTAGCCACCCAGGCATGGATTATGGAAGCGAATGAGACAATCATCTCACATTACGTGATGAATGTGGGTGATAGGATGGCGCCTTTAAAGGCGATGGCAATCAATAGTGTGAGGAAAGCCATAGATGTGTCCAACAAGTTCTATACCGAAGGAGTGGTCCCGGAATCTAAGCAATTGAAGGTTCCTAAGCCGTTTTTCAGGTCGTTGGGCGCTGACCTACTTCCAGGTACTACGATCACCCGCAAGGGTGGACGTGTACCTGTGAAGTAGGGCCATCCAGTGAGCGTGCCCCAGGTCTGCACTGGACTCAAGAAATTCGAGCCCCTTGGTAAAGGGTGCAAGATAGGAGTCCTTGAGGCATGTTCACTAAAATCTCATTCCCGTTTGTACACACGGGTCGCTTGTGCAGACTTTGGCCGCAGTCGGGCGGTGGCACCTTTCATTCATTCGAACTGTAGGATGAACCAATATATCGCGATACGCAATCGTGTTATAGGGGAGGTGCCAAAACCTACACCCCAGGGCTTGTCCGAGCTCAGGGAGACTCTAAGGCGCGTCATAGAACGGGTACCTAGCGCGGTGCCCTTAACTCCGGAGGAGTTCGCCGAATGCTATACTGGTCGTAGAAGGAACCGGTACCTGATAGGTGCGCAGGCATACAGGGCGGAGGGCATAAGGAAGAGTGACGCAGGTATAAAGATGTTTGTCAAAGATGAACGCATACCTTTCAACCCGAACAAGAAGCAGCCAGATCCAAGGGCTATTCAGTTCAGGGGAGCAAAGTATTGTGTTGCTGTTGGCAGGTATCTGAAGGCCATAGAGCATAACATCTATGAGCTTAAAGGAGATGGACGCGTATTGCCGTCAACCCGAGTAATTGGCAAGGGTTTGTCATTGGGTGGACGAGCAATGCTGGCACGCAGAAAGTGGAGGGCATTTAAGCGCCCCGTCTGTGTCAGCCTTGACGCTGAAAGATTCGATAAGCACTGTGATGAGGAACTCCTACGTGTTGAGCATGAGTTCTATACCATGCTCATGAATGACAGGGAGTTTGCCGAATTGCTTGAGATGCAACTAGTGAACAGAGGTCGTACCTCTGAAGGGCTGTTGTATAGAGCAAGGGGCAAGCGGATGTCAGGAGACATGAACACGGCATTGGGCAATTGTGTGTTAATGATATTGATGGTAGCTTCGTTTGCGGCCAAATTTATCAAAGGGCACTGGGATTTGCTTGATGATGGAGACGATTGCCTCCTCATTATCGAGGAGGAGGACTTGGAGATGGTTCGGCGGGAGGTACGTGCATACTTCCTTGCTTTTGGGCATAAAATTAAAGTGGAAAATATTGCCCACCACTTCGAGCATATCATCTGGTGTCAAAGTAGCCCCATTAACTACTATGGCGACGGATGGAAGTTCGTGCGCAACCCCTGGAAGGTGATGATGGGAGCATTGGGAGGAACGAAGTGGACCACCATGCCCCGCTGGCTGAGAGCCAGTATGATCAACACCATAGGTAGCGCCGAGCTCGTTCTTAACTTAGGTGTCCCTGTGCTGCAGAGCTTCGCCCTTGCGCTGATGCGCAATAGCGGCACGGACACAATTCTAGACGAGCGTTATGCGGATGTTCTCTCGCAACGTGTGAAGAGGGAACTTCACTCCATGCAGCGTAGCATGTTGACACGACATGAGCCACAGGTTATTACCTCGGAGGCTCGCTTGTCATTCATGAAGGCGTTCGGAGTGTCGATTCAGGAGCAGATCTGGATCGAAAATTGGCTTGCTGACTGGACATTCTCCTTCAGTGGTGATGTTGTTCTTCCACAGGATGTGGACCCGATACGCTGGATCCGAGCGAATGGGCCTTACACCGAGGAACACTACCACTTCTGGGATGACCTCCAGTAGAAGTCAAATCCGCCGCAAGCCTTCGTCTGCAAAACGAAGGCCCCGTGCGCCAAAAGCCCGACGCACAAGAAATAGGGTAAACACTAGGAATGTTATCAGCAACGCTCTCTCCAATGCGAGACGCTATGCCAAGATGATATCCGACCCCTGTCACAGTACTATAGTGACACCACTTAATGCCTACGGAGGTACGGTGGCAGAGCGTCTGCGTAAGACGTTCTCGCTTTCAAACTCCACGAGCACATGTGGTTACGTGGTTTGGTTTCCCACCTACCACGGTAAGGGAGCAGATGGTGTGGGGGCCACAAACCCTTACGCCATCCATGTGGACGCTAACCTCCTCTGGTTCGATAATGCCCTTTCAAGCTACCGACCCATCAACAACCTCACCAATGCGTGGGGCTGTGATGATGCGGTCGCAACTTCAGGCAAGTTCTTATTCGATCCAGCAGGCGAGCTGTTGTACAATGCCAGCACCTACTCCAGAGCCAAGACCCTCGCCGCATGTTTGCAGCTTGAGTGGTTAGGATCTACGAGTGAGACTGCTGGGCAGGTGGCAGTGCTGCAGAATGTAAGTCTGGTTAATTTGAGCCGGGCTTCATCTGTTGGCACGTTCGCGCCACCGTCTGTTGATGACATATTTTCATATTCTGGTTTGATTGAGCGCACTCAGCTCTCAGGCCATGAGGTGATTTGGAGGCCTTCTGAGGACTCAAGTGTCATGAGACAAACTTGTACACAGAGTCTCGGTTCTGCTACTAGTTCAGCCAAAGGTGACACCGCCTTTTGGTCTGGTACCAAGGGAGCAGCAGAGACTAAGATCGCCAGTGCAGATCCAGCCAACGCTACAGGCATAGTCATTGCCTGGCGTGGGTTCCCTGCGGGTAAGCCGTTGTCAGTCAATGTGGTCAAGGTTGTAGAGCTAGAGCTCGCAGCACGCAATAATGCTGTTGAAACCAGACCACTATCCACTGGCACCACCACAAAGGTTGACGATGTGGTGTCCATGTTGGATTCGTCGTTCCACAATTGGCAGCTTGGTTCAGTAGTGAACAATGCTGCCGGTTCGCTAGCAAGTGCAGCTGGGCGGATCGCCACCGCGGGCATAAATTACGGAGTTGATCGTCTGGTCGATACCGCTTTTGCCCCTGGCTCTCGCAGAGCCATGCGTGGTATGAATCCACCGCTGATGTTGCGTGATGAATTCTAGTGTTTGGGCAATCAGCCCCCGGTTATGGTTTAGCCGGTTCCAAAAATCCTTTGGTTGCCTAGCCCAGAAACAGGACATTGTGAGAAGGAAGCTGTGCTCTGATGTGAGTTCAGTAGGTACGTGTTGAACTAAAAGTTGTGTCTGGCGGCACAAGGACCCCTTTAGCACCCAGGAACGAAAATGGAAACTATGTAACAAACGCACAGTGCGTGCGTGTCATTGCTGAGCTTGCTCGCTAGGCACGTACAATGCACCGGGATAAAAACCTAGGCTGTCGTTGCAGAAGTACATCTAGTGGGTAAGTGCTGATTGACTAAGGTCTAAGCAACAATGTACTGATGAGAATTACTCCCGCTAAATCGTGGTCTTGCAGGACCACAGGATTATGGCGCAAAGGATAACTGAATAATTCTTTACAATGATGATCTGCAGGGAAAAGTGGCGTTGAGCCCGGGCCCCCTGCACGTCAAGCCTCTGGTGGTGAGGTGATCTATGAGCAACAATGACACTCG